AGCAAACTGTCAGCAAAATACTGGTCCCACAAAGTCAAGTGGTAGGATAGATATAAAGGTTTAAGATATGGCAGTGTCAGAAAAAAGAATGACGTTTAATAGAGAGTTTAGGGAAGCAAGAAAAGCTTTTGAAGATAATCCTACCGAAAAAAACTACACTTTTACTAGTAAAGTTGATGGTGGTAAAAAGACTGTATTAAAAAAAGGTGAGACTAAACAAGGTCTTATGAAGAAATTTAAATCAAAAGGTGGTGCAAATTATAAAGTAAAAGGTAAAGATAAAGTTCGTCCTAAACTAAGACCTAAAACAACTAGAATGAAACCTATTGTTGACCCTGCTGGTCAAAATGTAGGTAAAGATTATTATACCTTTCCAGAAGATATTTCTGGTTATTCAAGAAAAGAAATGCTTGAAATTATTGATAAAGGTAAAACATCTAGACGTGGTATTGGTGCAAGTTCTTTTGCTGGAAAAGGTAAAGGCAGAGATGAAAAGTCTAAACCAAAAGCTAAACCAAAAGTTAAAGCTAAAGTGTCTGCAACTCAAAAACCACCCTCAATAAAAAAATTAGAAGCTTTTAAAGCAGGTACACTTAAGTTAAATCAAAGATTAGCTTTTAGATTAATTAAAACTTTAAAAGATTATAATGAAAAAAACCCAAAAAATAGAGTTACTATACCTAAAAAACTATTAGATTTAGGGGGGATGTAATAAAATGGCAATGTATAAAAAAGGTGGTATGCAACCTACTCCCGGAACTGTTGATACTAACGTATCAGCAAATTATCCAGCTAAAGATTCTGTCATTGTAAGAGAACCTGCAGCTAAGAAAAACGTTATGACGTTTAACTTAGGTGGCATGATTAAGTCACAAACAAATAATCTTAAAAATAAAATGGGGTTCTCTAAAGGTGGTTCTACGGTAAACAAAGCAGGTAATTACACTAAACCGGGCATGAGAAAGAAACAGTTTAGTCGTATCAAAGCGGGTGGTAAAGGTGGAGCGCCGGGTCAATGGTCAGCACGTAAAGCACAGATGCTTGCTAAAGCTTATAAATCAGCAGGTGGAGGTTATAAATCGTAATGGCACTAACAAAACAAAATAAATCTAAAGTTAAAAAAGTTATTAAAGGCTTAAATAAGGCATCTAAATTACATGCTGGTCAAGCTAAAACTTTAAAGGGCATAGCAGGTAATGGCAAAACAAAAAGACCCAAAGCTAGGAACAGGTAAAAAACCTAAAGGGTCTGGTCGTAGGTTATACACCGACGAGAATCCAAAAGATACTGTGCCAATTAAGTTTGGTACAGTAAAAGAAGCAGAAGCTACAGTTATAAGAGTAAGAAGATCAGGTAAATCTTTTGCAAGAAAAATACAAATCTTGACAGTTATGGAACAACGTGCTAAAGTTATGGGTAAGAAAGCAGTTGTTGCAGTTGCTAAGAAAGCAAAAGAAAGGTTAAGAAAAGAGAATGCCTCATCTAACAAGTAGCATACCATATTTTAAAGCTTGGGTACGTAGAGAGTACACAAAAAATATGGAAGAATACCACGGAGATTTTTTACACTGTATGGTGATTGGTGTAACTACTCTGCCAAACAGAACACTAAGTTTTCAAGTTATTTTTACTGGTTGTGAGTCAGACTTTGATGACACTGAAAATGTACATGGCGGTGCTATGTGGGCTAGAATGCCTCTCACCGCATTAGTAGCGGATACACCACTAGAAGATTGGCCTGAACAATTACCACCATACCTTGCTCAACCTTGGGATTGTATGTCACATAACCACGCAGTTTATAAACTAGAACGTGCAAGCCCAGCGCCATGGATTGCTAAAGTTGACGGGGAGTTTTACCCTGCTAAGTATTACTTCACTGTAGATTATACAGACAGTGAAGTTGCAGATGACCCTGCACAACATAAACAGTCTCATGTTTTAGAGCTGTTAGATGCAGGAGAATATACAGGTAACATCGTTGCGTTACCTAATAACAGAGTGAGGGTAACTCATCCAGCTTGGTTTGAAACAGGACAAGGGGCGCCTGACTTTAAACCTAATCAAAACGTGTTTCATTCTAAACAAGAAACATCTTATGTCTGGGATACAGACAGAGTATTTAACAATCTTTATAAAGAGGAATAATATAATGGCTATGAAGAAAAAAGGTTATGCTAAAGGTGGTATGAAGAAAAAAGGTATGGCACGTGGAGGTGCTATGAAGAAAAAAGGTTATGCTAAAGGTGGTATGCCAATGTCTAAAAACCCAAAAACCGGCAAAATGGTTCCTTCCTTTGCTATGGATGGTAAAGGTAAAATGAACAAGGGCGGCATGATGAAGAAAAAAGGTTATGCTAAAGGTGGGTCAGCTAAGAAACCTACTATGGCTCTTGCTCAAATTCGTTCTGCAGCTAAAGCTAAAGGTTATAAGTTAGTAAAAATTACCTGATGGCATTAGCAAAGTCTCAAAAAAGTTTGAAGTCTTGGACTAAACAAAAGTGGAGGACTAAAAGTGGTAAGCCCTCCACCCAAGGACCAAAGGCTACAGGTGAAAGATACCTACCTGCTAAAGCTATTAAGTCTCTTAGTGATTCTGAGTATGCTGCTACAACCCGCGCCAAACGAAAAGGCAAGGCTAAGGGCAAACAGTTTGTGGCTCAACCTAAAAAAGTTGCAAAAAAAGTAAAACAACATAGGAGAATAACATGATTAGTTACGTAAAACGTATATGGTGTGCTTTACTTAATCGTGATTGCCCCTGTAAAAAGTGTGAGTGTGCATGAGAAAACTTACAGAAAAACAACAGTTATTCCTTGATGTACTATTTGAACAAGCACAAGGTGATCCTGTAAGGGCTAAACGTCTTGCAGGTTATGCTGATACTGTATCCTCTACAACTATTACTGCGGTACTACAGGATGAAATTACTGAACTCACTAAAAAGTTTATTGCCACCGCTGGTAGTAAAGCTGCATACTCTATGATGCAAGTTATGACTAACCCTACAGACCTTGGCAATAAAGAAAAGATGGCTGCAGCTAAAGACTTTTTAGACCGTGCTGGTTTTGTAAAAACTGAAAAAGTAGAAGTTAAAGCTGAAAACCCTGTATTTATTTTACCTCCTAAAAACAATGAAGATTAATAAAACTTGGAAGTTACCTAAACCAGAATTGGTTAATGATGAATACGAATGGCTTTCTGTCGTTAGGGTAGGCAGGATTGTACCATTTGGTTATAGACAAGATCCTGATGATGGTGATATACTACTACCAATACCAGAAGAGTTAGAAGCTTTAGAAGAAGCTAAGAAGTATCTAAAACAATATAGCTATAGAGATGTAGCTAATTGGTTGAGTGAGAAGTCAGGTAGATACATCTCTCATGTGGGTCTAATGAAAAGAGTTAAACTTGAACGACAACGTAAAGCAGAAGCTTCAACGCAACGCTATTACGCTGAACGCTACAAAGAAGCGGCGGCAAAAGCGGAAACCCTTGAAAGAAACCGTATCGGCGCAAGAGAGTACAACTACACCCGTAGTGCCGAAGCCACAGCCGATAGAGGTTGAAAAAGCTCAAGAGATAATCTTTCAGCCTAATCCCGGCCCTCAAACAGATTTTCTCTCAGCATCAGAACAGGAGGTACTATACGGTGGAGCGGCTGGTGGTGGTAAGTCTTTTGCTATGTTGGCCGATCCTGTTAGGTATTTTAATAATCCTTTATCTTCTATGTTACTTGTACGAAGAAGCACAGAAGAACTCAGGGAACTTATCTCAGTATCCAAACAACTCTATCCCAAAGCAATCCCCGGTATTAAGTTTATGGAAAGAGATAAAACGTGGGTAGCTCCAAGCGGTGCTACTCTTTGGCTTTCATACTTAGACAGAGATGATGATGTACAAAGATATCAAGGACAAGCTTTTAATTGGATTGGTTTTGACGAACTTACACAATGGCCTAGCCCTTATCCTTGGAACTATATGAGGTCAAGATTACGTACTACTAAAAACAGTAACTTACAGTTATACCAAAGAGCTACTACCAACCCCGGCGGAGCTGGTCATCAATGGGTTAAAAAAACTTTTGTAGACCCAGCACCTCATAATACTAGCTTTGATGCTACTGACCCTGAGACAGGGGAACGCATTGCTTGGCCCAGAGGTCACTCAAAAGAAGGTGAGCCACTATTTAAACGTAGATTTATTCCTGCTACTCTATTTGATAACCCGTATCTATCTGATGATGGTCTATATGAAGCTAACCTACTATCACTACCAGAACATCAACGTAAGCAACTACTAGAAGGTAACTGGGATGTAAATGAGGGTGCTGCTTTTCCTGAGTGGAACAGACAGATACACGTAGTAGAACCCTTTGATATACCTAGAAGCTGGTCAAAGTTTAGAGCATGTGACTACGGATATGGTTCTTACTCAGGAGTTGTTTGGTTTGCAGTATCTCCTGATGAACAACTTATAGTTTACCGAGAAATGTATTGCTCAAAGGTTATAGCTACTGATCTAGCTGATATGATACTAGAAGCAGAAGACGGAGAGAAAATACGTTACGGAGTACTTGACTCATCTCTCTGGCATAAACGTGGGGATACTGGCCCAAGTCTAGCTGAACAAATGATTATGAGAGGTTGCAGGTGGAGACCTGCTGACAGGTCCAGAGGTTCAAGGGTAGCAGGTAAGAACGAAATACACAGACGATTACAGGTAGATGAATTTACTGAAGAGCCAAGGTTAGTATTCTTTAATACTTGCACTAGTACTATATCACAAATGCCAGCACTACCTTTGGATAAGAACAACCCTGAAGACGTAGACACACACTCAGAAGATCACCTGTATGATGCAATTAGGTATGGGGTTATGACAAGACCACGAAGCAGTTTATTTGACTTTGACCCTGCAACACAAAAATCAGGGTTTCAAGCAAGCGACCCAACGTTTGGTTATTAAGGAAATACTATGGACGAATTTGAAGAAAGCATGGCAATGGACTCTGAAGAGGCGAACTCTTTAGAAGATATAAAAGAAGATACTTATAGTGATCCCCTTGCAGGAAGCATTGTAGGACTTGTACAAAAACATTACAAGAAAGCTTCTGATGCTAGAGAAACAGAAGAGACACGTTGGATACAAGCTTACCGTAACTATCGTGGTCTTTATGGACCTGATGTACAGTTTACTTCCACAGAAAAATCTCAAGTGTTTGTTAAAGTCACTAAAACTAAAGTCCTCGCAGCTTATGGTCAAATTGCCGAAGTACTTTTTGGCAGCAATAAATTTCCAATTACTGTAGATCCTACTAGTCTACCTGAAGGCGTAGAAGAATCTGTACACTTTGAATCTAATGAAAATATAAAAAAAGCTCAAAACCCAAGTACAGAAGAAACTAAATTACTTCCCGGAGAAACTAAAGCTGCTCTTAAAGAACGGCTAGCTGGATTAAAAGATAAACTTGCTCCTGTAGAAGATCAACTTAAAAAAGGTGTGGGTAGTACTCCTACACAAATTACTTTTCATCCTGCTATGGTATCAGCCAAGAAGATGGAAAAGAAAATTCACGACCAGCTTGAAGAATCTAATGCAAATAAACAACTACGTGTAGCTGCTTTTGAGTGTGCTTTGTTTGGCACAGGCGTTATGAAAGGGCCATTTGCTATAGACAAAGAATATGCTAGTTGGGATGAGGAAGGTGAATATAGTCCCACTATTAAAACTATCCCCCAAACTTCTAGTGTATCTCTTTGGAACTTTTACCCTGATCCTGATGCTTCTAATATGGATGAAGCTGAGTATGTAGTAGAACGTCATAAGATGTCTCGTAGTCAAATAAGAGCATTAAAACGGCGTCCCTTCTTTAGGAAGAATGCTATTGACCTTGCCGTAGCTGATGGTGAATCCTACATCAAAGAATGGTGGGAACAAGCAATGGAAGACGATGCTCAGGAATCCAAAGCTGAACGTTTTGAAGTTCTTGAGTTCTGGGGTAGCGTAGACACAGAGGTTCTTGAAGGACATGATATAGATATCCCTGAAGAACTAGCAGACATGGATCAATTAAATGTAAACATCTGGGTATGTAACGGCAAGGTATTGCGTTTAGTTATGAACCCATTTACTCCCTCTATCATTCCCTATTATGCAGTGCCATACGAAGTAAGCCCCTATAGTTTATTTGGCGTGGGTATTGCTGAGAACATGGATGATACACAGACCCTAATGAATGGCTTTATGCGTATGGCTGTTGACAATGCTGCATTATCTGGTAATATGCTTATTGAGGTGGACGAGACTAACCTAGTTCCCGGTCAAGACTTGTCAGTATACCCCGGCAAAGTCTTTCGTCGCCAAGGCGGTGCTCCGGGTCAAGCTATCTTTGGCACCAAGTTTCCCAACGTATCCAGTGAAAACATGCAGATGTTTGACAAGGCACGTGTACTAGCAGATGAAAGTACAGGCTTCCCTAGCTTTGCTCATGGTCAGACAGGAGTACAAGGTGTTGGACGTACAGCTTCTGGCATTAGTATGCTTATGTCTGCTGCTAATGGTTCTATACGAAATGTAGTTAAGAATGTAGACGATTACCTACTAGCACCATTAGCTAAAGCATTCTTTAACTTTAACATGCAGTTTGATTACGATGATGAGATTAAAGGTGATCTTGACGTTAAAGCTCGTGGTACTGAAAGTTTAATGGCTAACGAGGTACGTAGTCAACGCTTAATGCAATTCCTTGGTGTAGTACAAAACCCTGTACTAGCTCCCTTTGCTAAGATGGATTACATCGTGCGTGAGATTGCTAAGTCTATGGACCTTGATCCAGACAAGCTAGTAAACTCAATGGGTGATGCTGCTATACAAGCTGAGATACTTAAAAAGTTTCGTGAAGAAAATCCATTACCACCTCAACCACAAGCAGGTGCGCCAAAGCCTAAAGAAGGTCCACAGAAACCACCAGCAGGGGCGCAGGTACAGGACACTCAAGGTAGCGGAGGGGGTACTATAGGTACAGGTACAGCCCCTACACCGGGAGAACAGGGCTTCTCAGCTAACACTGGACAAGGACCAATACAGTGAGTTTAAAACTATTAGTAAATAACCCACAAGTATGGAACGCATTTGAAGCTGAACTAGATGAACGCATTCAGGCCAGCTACAAAATGTTTTCTCAGTCAGATGAATCTCATGTAATGTATAGAATACAGGGACAGATACATGCACTACAAGCTTTGAAGCAGCTTAGGCTAAAGGTTAATGCTAATGACTGAACAAACCCAAAAGAATTTAACAAAGGCGGAACCGTAATGAAAGACCAAATGGAAATGAGCTTTGCACTAGGTGGTGTTGCAGAGACAGTGGACCCAGTATCAGGTAATGATGTGCCTCCCGGTTCCTTACCTATAGAAGTACGTGATGATATACCAGCACGTTTATCAGAAGGTGAGTATGTTGTACCTGCTGATGTTGTACGATACTACGGTGTAAAATTCTTTGAGGACTTACGTACTGGGGCAAAAATGGGCTTGCAACAGATGGATAAAGATGGTAGAATAGGTGGTGAACCTATTGAGCCACAACCTTCTGACAAAGAAATCTCTGAACAAGAGCTGATGGCAATTTTAAAAGAAGAATTAAACAAAGAAAAACCTAAAAATTTATCTAACCCAGAATCTAAACCTATTGCTAGAATGAATAAAGGTGGGCTTGCAAGCACTACTATGGCAGCATATAACCTCGGAGGTGATGTTAGTGCTAAAGAAATAAAAACAGTAAACCCTAAATTTAAACCACTTTCAAATTCTTATGGTGGTGCTAATCAAGGTACAGGTAGAGGTATGACTTCTATCCCCTATGAAAATGATTCTGGGGATATAATGTATTTTACTTTTATTAACGGTGTTTTGTATCCTAGAGGTGTTGTAATACCACCTAATTTTAAAGTTATGGCTGGTTATGAAGATTTTGTACCTGAAGGTCAAAAAGGTGATCTTACTCCTACACCAGAAACACCTAAACTTGATGAGGTTAAAATTAAAGAAGAAGGTGGGGATACAGACATTGAGACTGATCCTAACGCTTGGATGGATAAGTTTGAGTTTGATGGCACAACTTCACAAATCATAGCAAATGCTTCCAATGTTTTAAAAGATGGTGAAACAGGTTCTTTTTTATCAGAGGGTTTAAGTATTCTTAGTCCTATGCTTGGTATAGTAAACGTAGTAAATAAAGCTTCTAACTATGCCCAAGTAGCGGGAACAGTAATTGCTCTTCAAGAGTCTATGAAAGAGAGTGAGGATACTGCAGGACAAAAATATGTACCTAACCCAGAAGACCTAGCTGCTTACAATTCTTTAAAAAGAGAACTAGAAGCATATAAAAAAGCAAATAAACTGGGTAGATTCCCTGAAGAATTTTATAATGGAGATGCTTTTGCAAGACAAATCAATGCAACTCAAACTGATTTTGCTTTAGGTAGAGACGCTAAAGATCTTAGAGGTAAATCAGTATTTAAAACGGATGAACAGTTTAATAAACAAATGCAATTAAATGCTCCTATGGGTCAAGTATNNAATCCTACTACAGNANNNTATGAAATGGACGAAAGTTTTAGCGACGAAGAACGATATAAAGGTTTAGGTACAACTGTTACAAGAGGTGGTGAATCATTTAGAAGCTTTGATGAAGAACAAACTAAAGCAGCACAAGAAGCAGGTGTAGTTGGTTCACAAAGGCCGGGGTTTAGTGGCAATTTTCGCTCAGATAATTCAAGTGGTGGTGGTTCTTCCACTCAAACTTTTGGAGAAGCTTTTTCTTCAGCTAGAGCAGCTGGTCAAGACACTTTTGAATATGGAGGAGATTCCTTTACTACAGAGACTGAAGAAGAACGAGACGCTAAAGATGCTGCCAACAAAAGTAATAATGCTACAGGTATAAACATTGCTAAAGGTGGACTAATAACTAAACGAAAGAAGAAGAAGTAACAATAAGGCTACCCAGCTACGGCTGGCCCCAACATAAGGAAACAATATGCCTGAACTACAAACTGTTGAACAACCAAAAACTGCAGGGTTTGTAAACCCTAATCATAGTAACCGTAACCGTAAAAGGATTGAGGAAGACGAAAAAGAAATAGAAGAACTTGAAGGTAAACCTCAAGAGGAAGAAGAAGTAGCAATA